GCGCCAAGGGTGATGGGTCAGACCATACCTTTGAGTACAAGATCGCCCTATCCGATGGCAAGCAGTACGACTGCCCCGCTTGCGGTAGCCACTTAATCTTTGAATCAGATGTAGCTGATCTGAAGAATACTTTCGGCTTAACCGAGCCGGACTTTGATCTCATGTTGAACAGGGAGAAAAGATGATGACACGATGGGATAAGTTTGAGCGCGTCTTGTTTCTGCTAGCAGTCATGGTGCTACTACTTGATCTCTTTTATTGGAGACCATAAGGCAGTGCGCCTACGAAAAAAAGTCATGTAACATGCTTGGTTTATTTGTAAAGTTATGTTATAATGTATTTGTTGGGTCGGGAAATATGCAGTCAGTACCGCCCAACACATTCAGTCTATGTATTGAATCAGCTAACCCTGATTCGCAGTTTATCAATTCAGTAAAGGATCAGTTATGGGACAGTTCAAGAGTATCGATTCCGTCTTGCAAGCAATCAGCAATGACGAAAATGTACATCATTCATTGCGTAGCGCAATCAGCCACGCTATGCGTCGTGAGGTGTACATCCTAGTATGCAACGAGACAATCCTCGACGTGTACGCCAACAAAGACACCGCTGAGTATGAGATGCGCCTGTGCATCCAAGGTGATCTACTTGATGGTGAGACAACTACTAACTATCGTGTGCTGACCAAAGCACTCAATCAAACCCGCCTGTGAGGTAGCCATGTCTCGCATGAAACCAATCTGCAATCGCTGTGGTGATCACTACAGTGCCAAGCGTGCGAACGCTGGCTTTCGCCTGTGCATGCCATGTGGGGAAGCTGACTCACGTACGCGAACACGTACGATCGCGCCAATGCACAAAAGCAATTACATGCTTATCACAGACCTGACTGATCTCAGGGGTATCAACAACAAGGGCGGTCTATACCGCTGATCAGGAGGGTCTGATGGATAACAAAATCACTGTGCGCATAACCGAGAAGTATGGGGTTAGGCGTGTGTACCCTGTTTGTAATAGGGCAAAGATCTTTGCTTCTATTGCAAAAGATGTAACTCTAACTGACTCGACTATGAAGTTGGTCAAGCAGTTGGGTTACGAAATTGTGCCAACTGAAATATCGTTTAACTTTTTTGAGGAGTAACTATGAACTTTGAACTACAAACCCCCGAGCATGTGATCAGCCTTGCATCGTCAGGCATGATCGTCAACGTAGACGTTAATGTGTGGAGCGCTACTAAGCAAGACCGCGCTATCACTAATGAGGTGATTAACGCATACAAAGCAGATCAGAACAGCGGTCGCTTCACCAAGAATCTACTAGCCAACCATCCCACGCACAAGTCGTTGGTCAATTATCGGCAGACAGTCAGCAACTGGCTTCAGCGTCGGACTTACGACTGGCAAGGCGCATTGCGCTATTTGCCCACGGTTTCGATCGAGGTGTTCATGAAGGAATATCGTGAGCATGAGGTCGCCTTTGCTAAATTGATTACTGAGTTTGAGACGCAATACCCAAGCATTGTCTCTGACATGGCGTTCAAGAATGGCGATATGTTTAACAAATCAGACTACCCTGATCAGAAAGATATCGGTGGTCGGTTCAAAATCAATCTGTATGTGACAGAGGTTCCAACCGCTGACTTTCGCAACAACATCGCGACTGAGATCGCAGATGACTTGAAGCGTCATTACATGAAGCAAGCACAGAGCAAGGTCGATGAGATCATGCAAGACGCGGCGTCGCGTCTGGTTCTCTATGCAGAGCGCATCTCCTACGCATGTGGTGACAACGAAGCAGAGTTAACTGACGATGGTAAGAAGAAACGTAAGCGCAAGATTTACGACACGACTATCGAGCAGACCAAGGAGTTGTGTAACACATTGCAACATTTCAACTTAACTAACAACAAGGAGTTAGAGAACGCAAGGGTTGCGTTAGCAGAAGCACTACGGAATGTAGATGCTGAGGGGTTGCGTGATAGCGATGCTATGCGCATGAGTGTGAAAGCCAAAGTGGATGACGTGATTGAGAAGTTCACTTTGAATACATCATTGTTCGAGGACTAATATGACTGAGTTAGAAATTGTTTTACTGTGCGCGTTCGCGTTCATGGTCTATCTGTGGCACAAAGCCAATCATATGGCTAAGTACTATAGGTGCGCCATACTTGCGGTCGGACTCAATCAAGCCACTGTCACTGTCGATGAGGATGAGAAAACATTCTCTATTGAAGTTGACATGGAAGGTCTTAGAAATCGGATCAGCTAATCCTGAATCATTAATTAACTGGGAGAAATCAAATGGCTAAAGTAAGTACAACACCAATGGTGTCGATCGATGAGTGTATCAAGTTGGTGAAGCACATTGGTGCGCACCTCACCCCTATGATTATGAGTGAGCCTGGGGTTGGCAAGTCATCTATTCTGGAAGCGTTGCGCAAGGAGTTGGGTGAGGATGAGTATGACTTCATCTATGTTGACTGTCCTAACAAAGAGTTGATGGACGTGGCGGCATCGATTCCGAATCATGCGTCGAAGTCCCTTGAGTATTACGTCTCTGATCTGTTCAAGATAGACAACGGCAAGAAGAAGGTCATCATGCTTGACGAGATGCTCAAAGCACCAAAGATGTTGCAGGTGTTGTTTACTCGCATGGTGCTAGAGCGTTACGTCGGTGATCGTGCGTTGCCTTACGGGTCGCTGATGTTTGCTACTTCTAACAATACCACAGATGGTGTTGGCGACAACATGTTAGCGCACGTCGCCAATCGTGTGTGTAAGGTACAGATGCGCAAGCCAACCGCTACCGAGTGGAATCAGTGGGCTGGTGCTAATGGCGTTAGTCGTGTGATTCGTTCATGGGTAGCGCGGTATCCCAAGGTCATGGCGTCGTACTTGGATGGTGAGCAAGAAGACAATCCATATATCTTCAAACCTAGTAGCACTACGAAGCAGTTCGCCTCGCCTCGCTCATTGGCTCGGGCTGACGTTATTGTGCGTCAGACTGACCTGATCGGAGAGAATGCGACGATGGTTGCACTGGCGGGTACTGTCGGTGAAGCATGTGCTAGAGATATGGCGGCTTTCTTGGCGTTAGAGCATAAGGTCGCAGACGTGAAGGACATTATCAAAGCGCCATTGACTATTGATTGTCCTAACGATGATGTATCAGCGTTGCTGTTGATCATGTTCCAAGCAATCGACGTTGTTCAAGAACACGATGAGTTGAGCAAGTTCATGCAGTTCGTTGACCGAATCAAATCATCAGAGGTTCAGTCTATCTTCTTTACGATGATGTTGCGTAGCAAGACCAAGCTTGCACGTCACAACGATCGCATCAAGAAGTGGGCTATCGATAACTATGACTTAATGACTTAATCAGAAGGAGAGAAGCTATGACTATCAATGCAGAAACAAGGCTTAAGAGAAGCCATATCAAGCTGATGAAGAGCAAGCATACCGCCCTGTACTCAGGCGTGATTATGCTAGGCGAATCGTCAGTAGAAGAGAAGGTCAAGACCGCATTCACTGATGGCGTTAACAAACGCTATGGTCGTGCGTTCATGGATGCCCTGAGTGATCCCGAGCATAACGCAGTCGTGTTGCACGAGAATCTTCATGTGGGATTGAAACATCTACCGCATCATAGATCCAAGTGGAAGGAGAACAAGAAGCTAGCGAATGTAGCCGCTGATCTTGTTGTTAACTCAATCATCAAGGATATCGAGGCGAAAGACCCGAACCTTGTGACGTTGCCTAAGTGCGCTATCTATAGCCCACAGTTTAAGGATTGGTCATTCACTGAGATCTACAACTTCCTCAAAGAGAAAGGTGGCAAGGGTGGGGAAGGTGATGGTAAAGGTAAAGGTAATGGATCAGGGGGGTCTGAACCGCAAGATGGCGATGACGTTGGTAACGAGTATGGTGAAGGCTTCGATGAGCATGACATGACAGGCGATGGTCAAGAGTTGTCTGAGCAAGAAGCCAAAGACCTTGACGAGCGTATCGACAAAGCCTTGCGTGAGGGTGGCATCCTCGCGGGTAGCATGGGTGGTGATACACCTAGAGCAATCAAAGAGTTACTCGAACCCAAGATCGATTGGCGTGAAGCATTGCGCGAGTTTATCTCTGAGTTCTCTGTGGGTAAGGATGAGTACACATGGCGCAAGTTCAATCGTCGTATGTTGCCTAACGATCTGTATCTGCCTAGCACTATCAGCGAGACAGTCGGTGAGTTGGTGGTCGCGATCGATACATCAGGCTCGATCGGTAGCGTGGAGTTGGCAGAGTTTGCTACTGAACTGGCAAGCATATGCGAAAGCGTTACACCGAGTGGAGTCCGAGTGCTTTGGTGGGACACTATGGTCGCGGGCGAGCAGAAGTTCACCGAAGGTGAGTATCAACAACTGGCATCTATGTTAAAGCCCAAGGGTGGTGGGGGAACTAGGGTGTCAGCCGTAGCTGATTACATAAAGAAGAAAAACATCAATGCAGAAGCGGTGATCGTGTTCACCGATGGCTACGTTGAGAACGATATCAAATGGGATATCACTACACCAACTTTGTGGTTGATCACACAGAACAAATCATTAACAGTCCCAAGCGGACACAAGAAACTTATGAAGGAAGACTGACATGTTTGAAGATATTATTGGCAGAATCAATTATACGAAGCTTTACGATATCCACACAACCGTAGCCCCGATTCGTGGACACAAGGTGTATCCGCTAGGCTTTAGAAAATACAGCGCAAGGCATTTCACGCCAAGAAATGATGGCTCTTATGAACTGTGGTATTGGAATCTTAGTTCAAAGAACATCACTGATGCTGAGAAGCTGTCGCCTCTCGCAATCGTTCACTCTGATAACACGATTGAGATCGCTACAACTAGGACAATGTATCAGTCGGATTACTGGATGCTCAATGCCGGTATGCAAAGTGTACCTTTATGGGCTAAGTCAACAACCGCTTTACCTGTAAATGGTAATCCAATGATAAGTACTTCTGTGAAGTATGGCGGTGAGTATCTTCAGTATGCAAATCAGAGAAGGCTACCCCTGTTCAAAGGTATGCGTTGGAACTTAGATACTGGAAAGTTCCATGACGATCACGGGTTCACTGTGCGCAAGTGGGTGGTCGATCGCAAACTGTCTGATGGTATCCGTAAGAGATACGCAGATCAGATCAAAGCTTGCAAGGTCATGGTGCGTCAGTTTGACGAGAAGTCGTTCATTAGATTCATAAATGACATAACAGAGGATGCTGAAGCGTTCGTTAAGCCACACTTCGATAAGGTGGATATACAGATGAATTACGCGCATGGGATGGTGTGGGACAAACAGAAATGGGGCGGGACCTCGGATAAGCTAGACCCTATCACCGATAAGGTAAAGCCGTACGTAATGGATATGGCGAACAAGGATCTGCTTGGTGCGTTGTATACATACGCCATATACAAAGGCGTTAGTGGTATCTCGCGCATGCGCACTTACCCTGAGTGGGCGTTGCGAAGGCTAGTGGAGTCGGGTGACTACGAGTTTGAGTTCATCTTGAATAAGTTCTTCTACGAGTTGATCAATGAGGAGGACGCGTTCAGGGCGATCACTTATGACTGCAATGACCCGCAAGCGTCATTGGGTAAGTGGGGGTGCGAGATTGAGTTGGCAAATGGTTCAATAATTCAACAACTGTAAGGAGAGAGATATGTATTACGAACACGCAAAGAAGTCAGAGATCGAAGCGTTCTTAGTCGATCAGCCCAAGCTGACGCAATTAATAGCAGAGACCAACCACAAGCTAGGTCTGCTTGCTATCAGTACAACAGAGTTACCCGCGTTCAAATGGAATGCCAAGCGCGACAAGGGTGTACGCATGGTAACGCCCAAAGGCATCTATGTTGCAGATGTATTCTTGCGCGAGAGCGAGGATTATGATAACGATACGAAGTTGTTTGCTATCTACTCACCTAACATTGATCGCTCGCGTATACCAAGAAGTCACGATAGGGAATTCGGACATACCCGCATATCTGCTAAGTTATCTTCTTTGTTTACTGCACTCAAGAAGGTGAATGAGGATATCACTAACACTAAGTATCTGCATGAGCATGTCAAAAGACAGAGCCGTCAGCTTCTAGGCGTTATTGCTAATAAGAAACATATGCCCAATAGATTGAAAGATGCGTATGATGAATTTAAGTTACTAAACTTTGCTTTGGGTGTTGACACAAACTTGACAATCTCGGATACTGATCGCTACAAAAAGATTAGAGCAGAATTGGAGATGGAGATGAGAGAAGCAACTGAGAGAGCGTCTGGCTACCACAAGTTCGCTGAGTCTATGGATATACTATGCCCTCTTGATTATGGCTACTACCTAGCGCAAGGCCGTGGTGACGGAGATCAGCAACTGGTATTAGAGTCAGAGCCTCAGTTCATTCCCGATCTTGAGAAGTATCCCGACTTGAAGGTGGCGACACTCATGCTCAGAGAGATGGAGGTTGCTTCAGGCAAGTCCTATAACTATCAGCATTGGGATGACTTGGGTATTGCCAAAGCATACCGAGGCGGTAAAGCAATTGATCACCCTGTATTACTGATCAGCAAGGGCTGACATGTTATTGACCGCAGTAACATATGGGAAGAAACTTGATCATTATCGCGTTCCGGTTCTAGTGTTTGATCGCGGAGAACTATACGAGGTATTCATTGGCGATACTATGATTTTAAGGTACGACAGAGAAAGACTGCCGACTTGCATCAAAGAAAGAATTGCGATGATTAACGCCATACCCGCGCCCAAGCATGTGATACGAGAACGCAGCACGATGACATTTACAACCGATATCTATATCAATACGCATGACCCACGTCTTAACGACATCGGCTGGCAATGGGCAAATGATGCTTATGTGGTAGTTATATCAGAGAAGGAGATAGATGAATTGAAAGGAGATCTAGTCCCCATGAACGAATCGAGAATGACACATGAGTACACCCGAAGTAAAGGTTAAGAAGGTTGTGAGCCAAGCATTGAAAGAGATGCAGGCTTACGTCGTAAAGCCGGTAACAGGTGGATTTGGCAATTCAGGTGTGCCTGATCTATTAGTTTGTGTCTCAGGCAAGTTCGTTGGCATTGAGTGCAAGGCGGGAGGTAACAAGCCAACTGCTTTGCAACTACACAATCTCAATGCAATCGAGTTAGCCGGAGGCATTGCGCTTGTCATTGATGAGTCCAACATGCATTTAGTTAAACAACTTATAGGAGATAGACTGAAATGATGACTACAGAACAACTGCGTCGCAAGGCAAGAGTAATCTATAACAACGATATGGTTCCCGAACATATCAATCAACATAACCAACGTAAATGGGTTCGAGCCGTACTACGTTTAGGCGATCGATGGCTAACCGCTAAACCAATAGAAAGATTGTATGCACAGCAAAGCAGTTCTTGAGTTTGACTACCCCGACGATGAGGACGCATTGCTGTTTGCATTGAAGGGTCAGGCTATGTACAAGGCGTTGGCAAGTATCAAGATGGTCATGTCAGCGCCTGCTTCAAAAGCCGAGATGGTCAGCCAAGTTAAAACAATTCTCAACGAAATCTTTGCGGAGTTAGGCGAATGACATGGCCCTTCCCCCCATTTCCAAACCCGAAGGACAAGGGCAACCGAGTTCCAAAGTTCAACCCCGACAACCACGAAGACGCGCCCCTCTGAGTGAGACAACAGCAAGAACAACCATAGGCATGATGCGTTCAATGGCAAGCCACAAACCTATCAGTCCGTTTCATTTGATGGCGGCTGACGAGATGGAACGATTGTTAAATGAAGTTTTAGAGTATAGGAGAAAGAAATGACACAAGATGACGATGACATTCAAGACTACGTTCGCCCTTGGGTTGGGCTGACGGATGAGGAGAAGAATGAAATTACATGGGGGAAAACCGTGTACGAAATTTTGGAATTGGCAGAAGCCAAACTAAGGAGCAAAAACACATGACACAAGACGAAATTATTAAACTGATCGAGGACAACGGCCTGACCCTGCACGGCGACATTGAACACTTTGCCGCCCTTGTTGAAGAGCACACTTACGCCAAACAACTTGAACTACCCGAGCCAAGATTAACGGGTAAGTTTTCAATCACCGCAGGGAAGTTTAAATGTACGGGTTGCACAGGTACATGGGCAGATCGTGAAGATGCTAAACACCATTTATGTAAGGACTACCAATGAGCATAGACAACAGCACAGGAAAAAACAAAGAGTTCTACGAGATAGGCAAACGGATGTTTGATCGAATTAAACCGCTTAAACCCATCAAGCCATACTTTGACACCATTGAAGCCGACATTGAGTTGATGTGGCAAGTTAACAGCGCGGACATCGAGGCATTAGAAGATGCAAAGATAACGCTGAATGTTATCAAAGAAGTAGACCCCGGCGTTTATGACGAAATTATTGATTCGGCTTTGGTGTTGATAAACAAAGCACTGGGCATGAGTTACAGCGACGCTATGGAAAGAGTTATGGATAGAGCAAAGGGGAACAAATGATTCACACAGACGAAGACGACGAGTTTGACCGCATTGAGCATGAGAACCAAATACGCAACGGACAGCCATACCACTACGATGTATTTGTATCGCCCTCACAGCGCAACGCAGTGCTTGAGGAGGTGGCTAAGGAATTTGAAGCCATGAAGAATGGTGGAGACACAACGGCAAGCTTTGCGATATATGTAAGAGGGATGAAAAAATAATGCCAAGACCTAAACCACTTGAACCTATAAAACCTAGATACATGCGTATGTCTGATAGACATTGGATGATCCTTAAACAATTAGGAGGAGTTGAATGGCTAAGAGACTTATTGAATAAGAAAGATCCGTTTCCTAAAACATACTATAAAAATATTTTGAAAAAGGAGGATAAACCCACTTGACAAATAAATTTTAACCCTCATCATAGCAATCCCTTTTAAATTTTTGGAGAGACAATGGCTAAAAAACTTAGCAAAACACAGAATATCCGTAACTACATGAAGAATCATCCCGAGGCGAAAGCAAAAGTAATTGCCGAAGCACTCGGTACTAAGATTAATTATGTGTATACCATAATGCACAACGAGCGCAAGAAACTTAAGGCATCAGCTACACCTGATCCATTAGTTAGAGTGCAAGGTGTAATGATGGGCAAAGATGACAAGAATAATCTGACTGACGAACAGATGAGTCGCCTTGTGTTCAATGCAACAAAGCCCAAGGCGCGTATGCAGAGATCCATTGATGATGTTAATCAGCCCCCACACTACAAGATCGGTGGCATTGAGACGATCGACATAATCAAAGCGAAGCTGACACCCGATGAGTTCCGTGGGTATCTTAAGGGTAACGTCGTTAAGTACCTGACACGCGCAGGGCATAAAGATGATGCAGGCAAGGACGTGGACAAGATGGTTTGGTACGCTACCAAACTGCAAACACTTTACGCTTAATATCATCCTTTCACACACAGCAGGGGCTAGCCCCTGCTTTTTTTGGAGTTCGCTTTGTCCTTAATTACACTTGATTTCGAGACGTTTTACTCAAAGTCTTTCAGCCTGACCCGATTCCCTACAGAAGAATACATTCGCTCGAACGAGTTTGAGGTGATTGGTGTTGCCGTTAAAGTTGATGATGGCAAGCCTATGTGGTACTCAGGCAACCGAGAGGCATTGCGTAAGACACTGCTGTCCTTTGACTGGCGCAACAGTACGTTGCTTTGTCATAACACTATGTTTGATGGTGCGATTCTTAAATGGTTCTTTGGTATCTCGCCCAAGTTCTACCTTGATACCTTGTGCATGGCAAGGGCGGTTCATGGCGTAGAGGCCGGCGGTTCTCTGGCGGCTTTGGCTGAGAGGTATGAGATAGGTAAGAAGGGTACTGAGGTTGTTGATGCGATCGGCAAGTACCTGATTGACTTTACGCCCGAGGACTTGGCGCAATATGGTGAGTACTGTAAGAATGACGTGCAGTTAACCTTCGACCTTTTCACAAGGCTTGCAACTAAATTCCCCGCGAGTGAGTTACAACTGATAGATATGACAATACGGATGTTCACACATCCCAAGCTCATTCTTGATGAGCCTCTACTACATGAGCGATTAGAGTCATTGAAGAAAGAAAAGAACGAACTGCTGGCGTCTCTCAAGGAGAGCATGGAGTGTGAGGATGAAGAGGCAGTGCGCAAGAAACTGTCTAGTGGTAAACAGTTTGCTGATGTACTGCGGTCGTTCGGTGTTGAGCCTAAGATGAAGACTAGCAAGACAACCGGAAAGCCCACGCTAGCCCTTGCCAAAGGTGACCCCGAGTTCATTGAGTTGATCGAGCATGAGGACACATTCATTCAACACCTCTGTGCTGTGCGCCTTGGTACGAAGTCAACGATGGAAGAGTCACGCATTCAGCGGTTCATTGACATTGGCATCCGCAACAAGGGCGCATTGCCTATACCTCTAAAGTACTATGGCGCGCATACAGGGCGGTGGGCAGGCTACGACAAGGTTAACTTTCAGAATCTACCTAGCCGTGACCCCAAGAAGAAAGCCCTCAAACGTGCGGTAAGAGCGCCAGAAGGTTACGTCGTTATCAACTGTGACTCTTCTCAGATTGAGGCTAGAGTGCTGGCTTGGCTATCAGGACAGACTGATCTAGTAAAAGCGTTCGCAGACAAAGAGGACGTGTACAAGATCATGGCATCAAAGATCTATAAGAAACCCGTAGAAGAGATAAGCAAGGATGAGAGGTTTGTGGGCAAGACTACGATTCTTGGCGCAGGGTATGGCATGGGTGGTAAGAAGTTTGTGATGCAACTCAAGGGTATGGGGCGTACCCTTACCGAGTCGGAGGGTTCAACAATCATTGACGTCTACCGCGAGACTTATCCGGACATCAAGAACTTGTGGAAGGAAGGCGACACAGTTCTTAATAAGATGATTGCTAAAACTTTTGAGGAAGATACTAGTCTGTACTTTGGTGAACACAAGTGCGTTTTAGTAGACGAGGACGGGATTACCTTACCCAATGGTTTAGGTATCCGCTATAAGAATCTACGCAAGGAAGATGAGACTATTGTGTCCGAGGTAGAGGATGAAGCTGACATAACTAAGAGCCGGACTGTCTATGACTCTCGCAAGGGTTCTGTATCTATTTGGGGTGGCACGTTTGTAGAGAACGTGGTGCAAGCCCTAGCAAGGATCATCGTGGGTGAGCAGATGGTTCAGATAAACAAGCACTATCAGGTTGTGCTGACTGTACATGACGCGGCAGTTGTCGTCGTACCGGAAGACGAGGCAGAGAAGGCGGTAGAGATAATAACTGGTCTCATGTCTACGCCTCCAGCGTGGGCGAGTGGACTGCCCGTTGCGTGTGAAGCTGAATTTGCAGAAAGGTACGGAGACTGTTAATATTTAGCTCTCTAAAAACTTTAGTAAGGATTCAGTATGCAAGAAATTAAATGGTCTTATTCGGGTCTCAAGGACTTTGTTAACTGCCCACGGCAGTACAACGAGGTTAAAGTCCTCAAGCGTTACGAGAAGAAAGCTACAGTCGAGATGCGTTATGGGACTCAAGTTCATAGTGCGCTAGAAGACTACGTGAAGGAGGGTAAACCCCTAGCTAAAAACTACGAACACTTTGGTAAACAGCTAGACCCACTGCGCGACATGGAAGGCGTCAAGTACCCTGAGTACCGCATGGCACTGACCATAAACAGACAACCCTGTACTTTTGGCGCAAAGGATTACTGGGTGCGTGGCATTGCCGACTTGATGGTGGTCGACGGTGATCAAGGCTATATCGTTGACTATAAAACCGGAAGCAACAAGTACCCCGATCCCAAACAGCTTCAACTCATGGCGTTGATGGGGTTTGAGTATTTCCCCGAGGTCACGCATTTCAAGGCAGGGCTTCTGTTTGTTGCTCACAACGATTTCGTGACTTCTGAATATCAGCGTGAGAGAATTGACAAGTACTGGGATGACTTTGCGCCCCAACTAAAACGCCTGCAACTCTCGTATGAGAATGGCGTGTGGCAAGAGAACCCTACACCACTCTGCGGTTGGTGTCCAGTGTCTGACTGCACTCACTACAAAGGTAAATAATTAAAGGATACATATGGCATACGTCAACAAGCCTAGACCCTACAAGAAAGAGTATGAGCAACAAGTTGCTCGTGGCGAACATGAGCGTCGCATGGAACGTCAGCGTGGTCGTCGTTCAATCGACAAGACCGGAGAAGATGCTAACGGCAATGGCAAAGCTGATCGACGTGAGGGCAAAGATGTGTCGCACGTTAGAGCGTTAGACAAAGGCGGTTCAAACAAAGATGGATTGCGCATTCAAAGCGTGGCGAAGAATCGTTCATTTAAACGCGACTCTAAGGGAAACCTCGTATCAGAAACAAGCAAAAAAGAACGAAAGAGAACTTGACAAACTAATTATTGCCCATATACTTTAGGTGTGACTGTAAGGCGAGGGTGAGTCACAAGGGGGGTTTTAAAGCATTTTGACCCTTATAACTTCGTCAGTCAAGCGGCATCGCGGACTCCCCGCAGACTTTCAGATGCGTCAGGCTTGACACCAACAATTTAGTTCAAGGATAGTATGCAAGTAGTTTTAGATAGCGCAGTAAAATTCAAAGCCCCGACTGAAGAGGCTGAGTTCATCTGCAAGTGTATCGAGAAGAGTGAGATTCTAAACACTGAATCAGGATTGTCTGAAGTGTTAGTTAATTGGGAACTGCCCGAGATGGAGCGCCTTGCTACTCTCGTACCGCGTGATGTAAAAGTTCCCTCACCGATACTCAAGGAATACAACTGGCCGGGTTTGTTTCAACCTTTCGTTCACCAAAAAGAAACATCAGAGTTTCTTTCTCTGCGCAGACGCGCATTCTGTTTTAACGAAGCAGGTACAGGCAAAACATCTGCCGCGATATGGGCGGCTGACTACCTAATGAACAAAGGCATCATCCGCAGAGTGCTGGTGATCTGTCCTCTTTCCATTATGTTTTCTGCGTGGCAAGCCGATCTGTTCAAGACAGCAATGCACCGCACATGTGGCGTAGCGCATGGCTCTGCAAGCAAACGTAAAAAAGTTATTGAGGGTGGCTACGACTTCGTTGTAATTAATTACGATGGCGTGGGTGTAGTGCAGAAAGAAATCTCAGAGGGTAACTTTGACCTCATCATCATTGATGAAGCTAACGCGTACAAAACAACGTCAACACAACGCTGGAAGATTCTCGCTCGCATCCTAAAGATGGATACATACCTGTGGATGATGACAGGTACGCCTGCCTCGCAGTCTCCGCTTGACGCATTCGGTTTAGCCCGACTGGTCAATCCAAGCGGTGTACCTAAATTCGTAACGGCGTGGCGCGATAAAGTCATGCAACAAGTGACTCGGTTCAAGTGGTTGCCAAAGAGTACTGCACGCGACGCAGTTTTTAATGCACTTCAGCCCGCTATCCGCTTTGAGAAAGCGCAGTGCCTTGACTTACCTGATGTTGTTTACCAAATTAGGGAAGTCCCCCTGACACCTCAAGCACAAAAGTTTTATCGTGACTTGAAGAAGGATATGCTGATCAAAGCGGCAGGAGAGCAGATCAGCACAGTCAATGCCGCGGCAAGCCTTACGAAGCTATTGCAGATCTCGGGTGGCGCAGTCTACACCGATAGCGGTGAAGTTGTTGAGTTTGATATCTCATCGCGTAAGCAAGCATTGAAAGAAGTTGTAGAAGAGACCAAGCATAAGGTGATTGTGTTCGTGCCGTATCGACACACAATTGTAGTCGTTAGTAATTTTTTAACTCAGGAGGGATACACAAACGAAATCATTTCAGGAAGCGTATCAGCGCGAGAGCGCAGTGAAATCTTTAATAGGTTTCAGACAGCAACAGACCCGCGTGTGCTAATCATTCAACCACAAGCGGCATCACATGGCGTAACACTTACCGCGGCTAACACAGTTGTGTTTTGGTCGCCCGTTATGTCAGTGGAAACATATTTGCAGTGCATTGCACGAATGGATCGTTACGGTCAGCAAAACAAAATGACGGTTGTACATCTTCAAGGCTCAGAAGTTGAGCGCAAAGTTTTTGAGATGTTGCAAAATAAAGTTGACTTGCACGATAAATTAGTTGATCTGTATAAATTTGAATTGGAGATTGAAGACAATGGTTAACATGGAAGAATTAGTAAAAGCATACTTGACAATTCGCAACGAACGTGAAAAACTCAAGGCATTATTTGAACAACAAGATGAAGCCCTCAAAGGTGACATGGAAGGTCTAGAGAAGGTAATGCTACAAGCTTGTAGTGAAGTCAATGCGGACAGCATCCGCACCCAACACGGCACAGTCATGCGTTCAGTCAAAGAACGTTTCTTCTGTACAGATTGGGACAACTTTAAAGAATTTGTTCTTGCGCACGGTGCAGTCGATTTGTTTGAGCGTCGCATCCATCAAAAGAACTTCAAAGAATTCATGTCTGAGCATAAGGACGATGGTCTACCGCCCGGAGTGAATGCCATGCGTGAGATGGCTATTACAGTACGTAAAGCCACTGAGCGCGTTTAATTAAATCAGTTTTAAAACAGTCGGAGAAACAAATGAGTAACGAACTCGCAAACTTTTTTGAGAATAACCCAGCCCTTATTGAACAGGGGCTTGACGAAGATACACTTGCTGTAGCAGGCGGTGCAACGAAAGGCTCTAAGCGCATTTCGATCAAGGGACGAGTGTTCCGCAAAATCGTTGGCGGCAAGGAAGTCAGCGTCAACGAAGAGAATTGGATGAACGTCATCTTTGTAAAGATGGCACACGAAGCGTCACGTACTTGTTACGAAGGCGCATATCGTGAGGGCGAGAAGACTTCACCTTCTTGCTGGTCTAGTGACTCTAAGAAGCCTGACCCATCTGTACCAACGCCGGCAGCGGCTTCGTGCGACAACTGCCCTAACTCTGTTAAGGGTAGCGGTCAGGGCGGTAACGGAACTAAGTGCAAGTTGTCATGGCGCACTGCCGTGGTATTGCCTAACGACCCCGCAGGCGATGTGTATCAATTGGTGTTGCCAGCGATGAGCGCGTTTGGTAAAGAGGAAAACGGCAGATGGCCTTTCCGTCCCTTCATTCAAATGTTGGCTAACAACAACGTGAGTGCAGGTAAGATCATTACCAAGATGCAATTTGATATCAAGGCTCCTGTGCCTCGCGTGTTGTTCTCTCCTGCTCAAGCAGTACCGCCTGAGTTGAAAGACACAATCATGAAGCAGAGCAAAAGCATGGCGGCAGAAAACGCTATCAAACTAACAGTGTTCCAAGCTGACTCACCCGATGAAATTGAAGCACCTGCTTTAGCTGAACCCGTGAAGCGCGAGAGCGTGAAGAAGGCCGCTGTTGAACCCGTTGAGGATGCAACAGAGATCATCAAAAAGTGGACTAAAAAATAATATGGCGCGACCCTACGGATTGGAATTACTGCAAGCCCTTGACAACGAATTAGATGGTCGGCTTGGTACTGAGTTAGCGCGTGTTTGTGTAAGAGCAAACTTACCTACTCAACACCTTGCCCCTGTCTTCGGTGTATCACGCATGACGATACACAGTTGGTTTCGTGGTAACCCGATCCGTAGTGCCAGACATGGCGCTATTGAACGATTTATGAATAAGGTCGAGGAAGACATTAAGACGGGGATTCTGCCAGCAGTTAATCTTAAGAAAGCAAAAGTCTATCTAGCCCAAGTTCGTAAGACATTCAAAAGCAAATAAGTTTGCTAGTTGGGCGGGCTAGTTCCCGCCCTAATTGTCTCTGCGATCCAATGACTAAACAATTTTACGAAACAATATCGCCTACGCAGGGCTACTACTGCGTGGCAGGGATCAATATGCAGGGGAAGATCATTCCTCGCTATTGCGAAACAGTAGACGAAGTTCTTGAGCTGATTGATTATTTCAACTCTCAAAAAGGCATGAATACATACTTCACACCTAGCACGTTTGAAGGATTCAGCCGACAAGCAGTAAACAGTATCTACATCAAGTCCTTTTTCTTGGACATTGATTGTGGAGAAGACAAGCCGTATGCCACCCAAGAGGATGGCATGTTGGCTCTCGATAAGTTCATCAAGGACTCAGGGTTTCCTGAACCTGTGCGTCTCAACTCTGGGAGAGGGTTGTATGCGTATTGGATCTTTGACGAACAAGTTGCTACATCAGTTTGGAAACCCCATGCCGAGAAATTTAAAAAGCTTGCGCTTGACCTTGGGTTTGAGATTGACACCGGTGTTCCGGCAGATGCGGCACGATTGATTCGTTGCCCTGACACGTTGAACTGGGGCAAGGATAAGCGCCCCAATGTTCCGCCTTTACCAACCGCTTTGCTCAGTGACTTGATTACGTATCCGTTTGAGGAACTGACTGCGCTATTAGATAGTGTTCAGATCGATGCGGCCCCGGATGACAGTGTGTTTAGTTTAAAGAGCGTTCAGAAAGGAATCGATGACGAGACTCGCAAGATGCTTGGCATGGACAACTACGAGTTTCGCTTTAACAAGATTGCTATTGATAGCTTAGAAGGTAAGGGATGTAATCAACTTAAATGGTATTTGATGCATCAAAACAATGCTGATGAACCTATGTGGCACTCAGTGCTAACCATTGCCGAAGCTTGTGTCGACGCCGATGAAGCAACACACGAAGCATCCAAGGGGTATAAAAAATATACATACGAAGAAACGGAAAGAAAGCGCAATGAGATACGCAAAGCAATCGAAGGAACGCATACCTGCACTGTTATTGAAGACAGATTCAAACACAAGAATCCAAAAGGATGTGAGGGATGCCAATTCAAAGGAAAGTTTAGATCACCATACGCCCTTGGAAAAACATTCCTTATCGCCAAAGCCCCAGTCCAACCCGAACCAACGCAAGACGCCACCGATGAAGCGGAGCCAATTCGGGAGATTCCGAAAGACGCACCTCTCCACCTACCGGACTTCCTAAAGCCGTTTGTTAAAGGTGTGCATGGCGGTATCTATTACCAGCCACCAACTAAAACAAACAAGGATGGATCAATCACAGAGCATGACCCAATCCTGCTAACTAAGTACGACCTCTACCCAACAAAGCGTTTGTTCAGTCCATACGACGGCGAATGTTTAAACATGAGGCTTGTATTGCCGCGCGACGGTGCAAGGGAGTTTATGTTGCCGATGAAGTCTGTATCGGCACAAGAGGAATTTAAAAAGATCATGTCCAGCAATGGCGTGTTTTTCGACAACCCAACGAAAGTGCAATTACTAATGACATACATAACCAAATGGGGCAACTATATGATCGAGACAGACTCTGCTCAGACCATGCGCATCCAGCAAGGTTGGACAGAGACAGGCTATGTGCTTGGTGAAAAAGAGTATCACCCAAATGGAAAGGTTAGCGAATGCCCTCCATCACCATTGTCTAAACCGATTGTTAATCTACTCAGAACTAAGGGTACGTACGAAGGCTGGCGCAAAGCGGCTGACATGTTGAACGATCCGGGCTATGAGTTCCATGCGTTTGCATTGTTATATGCTTTAGGCTCACCCCTGCTCAAGTACACAAACGTACATGGCGCAGTTGTAGGTTTGCTCGGTGATACAGGCGTTGGCAAATCAGGTGCGTTGTACGCTGGTTTAAGTGTCTATGGCGAGCCTAAACCTCTCGCAGTCATGGAAGCAACGGACGCTGGTTTGATTCAACGCATGCTGACTTTTAAGAATCACATGTTTGGTTTGGATGAGTTCTCTAATGCTACAGGTGAGTCACTGTCTAAATTAATCTATGCGCTATGCGCAGGTCGAGGCAAGATCAGGTTGCAATCATCAACAAACGCCGAGCGCCCTCTATCGCTTATGTCTTGTTTATTGTCTATGGTTAACATGAACCAATCTGCACGGGAGAAGATTGCTCAGTACAAGAAGAACGTGGGCGCAGAAGAAGTACGCTACTTGGAGTTCACAGTTGAGAAGCCTATGGTTCCCGGCTTTGAGTTAGATGATGCACGCGGCATAGAGATGTTTGAGCCGTTTCACTTTCACTACGGTCATGCAGGCCCACGCTTCATTGCCGCCCTTCTCAACATCCCCGAAGAAGAAATTCGTGAACGCATTAACCGTTGGAGACTACGCCTAACCGCAGACCTGACTAACTCAAGCGAGTATCGTTTTATCAACAGTTCATATTCGGCTGTGTTTGCTGCCGGAGAAATTGCCGTAGAAGAAGGTGTTATCAAGATCGACATTGAACGTGTATATCAGTACATGGTAGTTGAGACTCGCAAGATCATCAAACAAAACACAACTCGCGGCATCGACTACGAGAATATGCTTGGTGAATTCTTAAATCAAAACCTGCCAAGTATGTTGGCTTTCCGTGATAACAAAGTTGTAATGGAACCGCGCAATGCGTTGATCATGCGAGCGGATGCTGATCTAGGGATACTGCAGATTGCTAAGACCCCACTTAAAGAGTTCCTTGCCAAAGGTCAGGCGGGTGTCAAAGCTTTTGAGGAAGCGCTTAAGAACAGCGGTGTTCTAGTTAGTACCGATAAAAAGGTACGCCTTGGTACGGGGTGGAAGGCCGCGGCAGGCATAGCAAGTGTCTATGTCTATGAGTTCAAAACGGATTTAAGCGGAGTAATTAAACATGTCGAAGAAGAGCCCACCGGAGGCAATGCCACTGGAAGAACCGGAGTGGATCTTTCCGTTTAGTCAAATGCAAGTGGGGCAGAGTTTCTTTATACCAACTCTGCGCCCTGCATACATGCTGTACGCAATACAGAATGGCGCTAAACGGGAGGGCATAGGAGTCAAAGTGCATAAGACGACCGAAGATGGATTCCTCGGTGTCCGTGCATGGCGTGTCAACTAGGGCTTTACATCAAGCGCGGCAAACTCACTCAAGATTCCGCGCTTGACAATGTTCTCACCTAACGTCAGGTATCGTAGCATTTGTGTGCGTTCTGCTTGAGGTATCTCTTGCATCTTGCGTACAGTATTTTTTTGCTCTTGAAATTCTTTCAAAGTTCCGTTAACTGTAGAGTTGTAGTGCTCAACAAGATACTCATGTGTAGGATTCTTAGATAGATACTTAGCGTAACGCTCTGGATCATCTTGCAGAGTTTTAATTGTACTTGCAATATCTTTGATCTCTTTGGATACTTTAGAGAACTCACGAGCATCTACGTTAGACACCGCGCCAAAGAAGCGATCAAACAAGATTGTGTCCGTACGTGGATCAAACTCTTTGTTACCCACGAGCGCTTGTCCAACATTGACGCCGTTGTGCATCACCCGGGCCAAACCATCTGCGTAGTTATTAGCAAAGAAATACATTACGTTAGGTGACACAGGTACACCGGTAATGTCGTAAAGCATTCTTGCCGCGCTCTTGTACAACTCAGGCACGCTATCGCCACCGACAAACACCTCACTCACTCGGCTCTTCTGAGCGTTGTAAATGTCGCGACCCAATGCGTCTGTGTTCATCGCATACTCGATCATGGGGCGTAGGATAGAAGGGGCAAAAGTATCCGCTATCCACTCAGCAGGCTTCTCATATTTGTCAATTCTAGACACCGGTACAGGCAAGAATGAGTCTTGCGCAACCTCCATGATGTTACTCAACATGCCGAAGAAGCTACGATCTCCCTCTGGGCGCATGACTGCGCCATGTGCGTAACCGGCCATCTGAGCGCCAGCAGAAGCAAATGCGCCAAGGCCAAAGCCCCAAGGTAATTGGAACACAAAGTCTCTGTCACCAACGCGGAAGTGAAACCGTGCGTAGCGGGTGTAACGGGCCATGTCGTCAGTCACTGCTTTGTTACGACCTAAGTCGTCGTCACCGCCCGCTGCCGCAGCCATTGCGTAAACCATCATACCCATGCCGATCAAACCACCTACAACAGCGCGAGCATGTTGTTGACGTTTATCGTGTTCTTTCTCGTACTTCTTAATAGCATCGGGGTTTTTGTACACTCGCTTACCATCTTTAAATTCGTAAGCAAATGTTCCCTCATTGGGTAGCATCTTCACGGCCTTGTCCGCGCTAACAAATGCAGGAGCCAGAGCCTCAATCGCACGCACTGCGCCTGTAGCGGCAGGGCGGAAGAACATGAACATAGCGCCCATAGCCTGACCCCACTCACCGACCTGTTCAAAGTTTGCTAAGTTTTTGCCATCGCCCACGGCTTTTTGCTTTGCTTCCGTTTCGTCCATACCTTTACTGATGTAATGCTGTTTAAGAATACGGTAAGCAGCTACACGGCTAGCCAATTCAAAAGAATCAGACCAAACGTCAACAACCTTATCTATGCCTTTTTTGCTCTTAACAAAAACGTTAGTGCCTTTAACATCTGCTTCAAAGTCTTCAGCCAAACCTTCGGCAGTCAAACTCTTAATGTAGGAGACCTTACCGCCAGCATTTACATAATCATTTAAGTCTCTAAAGAATGGGTCTGTTTTAGCAAGGCGCTCGATCTCGCCAAACTTCTTGGCTGTGTATAAAGCAGAGAACTTGCCAGCCTTGTACAGACCACCGTGAAGAACCTGCTGACCAATTAACTGTTTTAAATAGTCAATACCAACGCCCCAACCTTCTTTGGCGGCTATGTTAAATGTGTTAGTTAATCCATCAATTAAGAAGTTAGCCGGCGCAAATGGGATGTTGTAGCGGGTGTGCATCTGCCCAAAGAAACTTGTAGCAGAATTAAGTATGCTAACCACGGGATTGGATTCGCGGTATGTTCTGCGAATAGCTTCTCTTAAATCTGCGTCGTCAATCTTAATGATTGTGATTGTGCCATCAGGTTCGTAGTGGAAGATTGCGTTTGCGCCACGCAACTTGGCAACGTCTACATCACCTTTGTATCGGTCTTCAAACTTAATTTTAAGACTTTTGTCTTTATCGCCCGTTACGCCTTTAATCATGCCAGAGTTAACTGCATTCTTAAGTGCTAAAGTTAAGCCTTGTCCATCTATACCACTACGACCAGCACGCGCAGCGGCGTGAGTTGCATCAAGCATTGTTTGCACAATCACATTGTTTGAGTCAGAAATGCGACCTTCAAATGTGTTTTGTACTTCTTGCAGCTCTCTACCAGCGCCCGTCCTAACGTCAAACTGATCGTCAATTACTTTATTAGCGCGGCCTTTAAATGGAACATAGTGCTTGAAGTCATACAACTTAACAATGTTGTCTACGGGTTGTGACCAATAGTTTGCTTTCTTATTAAGCTCGGTAGTTTTCTTTTGAAGGTTTTCAATTTTCTTTAAAATTTTATCAACGTCTTCTTTATATTTATATTTTTCGTATTCTTCATACGCGGCTTGTCGTGAAGGCAAGTCATAGTTAGCAACCACGTTGTACTGAGTGCTCTGCTCATCAGCAGAAGTATAGACCGCGCCCTTGCTTCCAATCTGAGATGGCGTAGCAGGGTCAGTTGTCCATGAGTAGCCGTTTACCGCATCAAGACTGCCGCCCTGACTTGTTGGCTTTGCAAACTTCTCAAGCTCTGCTCGATAGCCTTTAATCTCGGCTTCAGTCATCTTGTCGCCCTTGCGGAACTTCTGGATGATCTCTCCGCGCCGTGTAGCAGAAGCTAGGTCAAGGGGCGCGTAGTATAAAAATTTAATGTGGCGACGCTCACGCTCATGCAATGTGCGACCAAAGACGTGCATTGTTTTAAGCGTGCGGTCAAAGTCTACGCCAGCTTTTTCAGACAGCTTCTGCATTGTGTCGTGAATAGACTGAATATCTGCTTCTAACTCACGCTCGTATATGTTACGCGCACGGCCTGTGGACATTGTAATCTCGTTGTACACAGCATTAATCTTCTCGCCCGCGTATACGATCTTACCAACCATCTCGTTTGCGGCCTCCCATGCTTTAATTGCATGGCGGTTGTTTGCAAAGCGGCGAATAATATCTCTGCCACCTTCCGCAGTTGTAAAAAGTTTGTATAGGGTCTGCTTTGTTCTTGGCATCTGCGAGCCGGGCGCGGCGTCAACTTGATCTTCAAACGTGGCAGTAGTTTCAGTCTTTGGCTGATTCTTAGGCGTTGCGGGTTTAGCTGGTGTAGGAGTAGCGGCAGGGGGCGGAGTTGCGGCGGCGCTTCCTTGCGTTGCCAACTCTTCTACTTCTTCTATAGCTTCAGGCGCAACCATGATGTCGTTAAAAGCTGCGGCAGCTTCTATCAGCAAGTTACCTTTGTAGCCGGGCTGTGTGTACGTATCTTTACGGAGATTAGTGATACCGCCTTTAGTAACGGTTGCACCAACACGAGCCTCCATACCCGGAGCAAGGCTATCCATAGTTGTGTTGAACGGAATGCTTTTAACGCCAGCAAGGGCGGCTTCGCCATCGCTAATACCTTCGTCAAAAGTTGACTCTTCGTCTTTGATGGCTTCGTCAGCGCCTGTTAGCAACGCAATCTCATCGGGTAGTGGTGGCCCTTTTTCTTGCATCCGTTCAATGAATGCTTCATCTGCTTCCGTTATCTTGTCCCTTGCGCCTTTAGGCAGTGGTTGCACGCCCGTAGTTTTATTTCTATCGCCATAATTTTCAACGGGAACCAGATAGCTAGTTTTTCTTTTGCTGGGCGTAAAGGCTTTGTAGATGTAAGCAAGTGCCGTAGTAAACGCATCCCATGCAGTTTTACCTGTAGGGAACTCATAGTCACGCATTACTTGCCCCACTCGAGCGCGTCCTGTAGCGCGGACTGCATCATCTAGCTGTATCTTGACAAGTTCATTTTGGAACTTCAAGTCAGTCATTGAGTACGCAACAAACTCGTACAGGTTCTTAAACGCTGCTGGGAACTTCTTACCCAGTCTGCTTTGTGATAAAGCAAAGATTGATTGCAAATGCTCAACACCCTTGCGCTGTCTTTCAGTCAAGACAGATGGATCTTTAAAGAACTGACGAATAATCTTGGCTGTAACTGCGTGCGTTATCTCATGCAGTACGGCAGTTTCTGTAAACCCAAATGGGCCAAACGTCATTGTGTTTGTCTTGGGGTCGTATTTAGCCAGACCTTCTTTGGGGTCAAGGTTAGCATCAAATACTACTTTGATCTTAGTGTCACCAATTGTCGACAGCAGGGACTCGGCAAGGTTGCGATAAACCTTTGAACTCATTTCACGAGAGACACGAATCAGTTGCCCTGCAAGACTACCCTCGCGCACCAATGTACCGCGCTTATATGTAAGGCGCTCTTCAGCAGTCTTAACTGCTTGTTTAACTTTACGCTCAATACTAACTGGATCTTCTTCAGTCTCAAGCAAGCGCTTACGCTCATTCTCGGCAACAAGTTTTAAATACGCTTCTTGTTTAACTTTCTGCGTTTTGATCTCTGCTTTAGTAACGCCTACACGGGTGAGGGGCGCAGTCTTAGCGCCACGGGCGTTATCTGACAGCCATTCAAGAACGCCTTTAACATCGCCTTCTTGCAAACGACGAATCATCTGCACGGTCAACGCATCGCCTTGGCTCTTAGGGTCATTCTCAATCATTGCCTCAGTTGCGGCATGCATCTGTGCAACTAAATCATCATTAGCTTGCTGCTCTCTTTGACGCTTGTCTTCAGCTTCTGACTGAGAGAACTTTGTTTCTGTTTTGCGTATCTTACGAAAAGCAAGTTCTTGTTCTGCAGCGCTGCCCTGCTGCACTGTGTCACGGTATACCTGTTTGTTTTCTTCAGATAAGCTGTTCCAGTTGGGCAACGTGCTTGGTTTATTCTGTTCGTAGCCGTGCTGTATTTCAAAGTCTTTTCTAGCTTCATCTGCCGCAGCTTTAGCGGCAATTTCTGTTGACTCCTTGGAAGCCCCACCACGCTTAGCTTCGTTACGAGCTTTCTTACGTGCGTCGCGCTGAACAGCAAGCAAATCAGCACGGTACTCTAGCAAACGCTGAGTAGCTTTGATGTGTTCTGATACGCTATTACCAAACGCTGCGGCTTGACCGCCAAAGTAGATACCTTTTTCATAAGGTGTTAGATCGCTGAATGAAGGCAGTTTAAGTAGCTTGCCTAACTGTTCTGTAACAAAACCTCTGTCGTCTTCAATGTCTTCCGCAGTAGCTTCTGGGAGATTACCCTGTTCATTAATTAAATCTTCTGCGATTTCTTTAGCGGACTGTTCAATGTTTTCAGAATGCGCTTGGCGTTGCTCGTTGTATAGATCCTGCTCTTCTTTGCTTAGCTTATATAAACCCTCGCGCTTTTGCTGACGTAACTCGTCAACAGTCTTCTGTAGGTCTTCATCGGTTTGACCTGCAACTCTTGTCTTGTCCGGTTGTTCTTTAAACGCACCGCGTTGAGGCGCTGGCGCTTTTTCTTTTGATGCATCTTTTAGTGAATCAACATCATTCCAGAAACGGTTGTCGTCAAACCCTTGATCAGACGCATAGTCAGTAAGATCAAGTTTAAATCTGCCGGCAGCGGCTTTGATTTCTGCGGCTTGCAAGTCGGTGTAAAAACGATCTTCATCAAGGCCAGCTTGTGTAATGTAACTATCGTAGTCAAGCCCGTACCATTTTGCTTGCTGACGTTCTTCCTGCTCAATCGGATCTTCACCACCAACGGGCAAATCTGCGGGATCTATTTTCTGCTGTTTACGTTTGTTGCGTAGGTTTTGCGCTTGGCTTCCCTTTACTTGGGTATTTACTGCAGGCGCTACAGTTTCTACTGCAGGTTGTGATGCGCGCGCTACAGCTTCACGCAGTCTTGCAATAGTTTCTTCCGGCTTTGCAGATTTTTTAACATCAAGGCCAAGGCTTCTAGCAATTGCATTAATCTTGCTTGGGTTTAATGGAACACCGCCTTTGTCTACGGCATCTAATAAATCTTTAGCAGCCTGCGCTTCAGACGATAGGGTTACTGCAGCGGGCTGTCCCCCTGCTCCTGCAGGAGGCTGTCCAGCATCCGACTCAGGAGAAACCACTCCATCTGCTGGAGGTGTCGCAGCTCCTTTGGTACTGGCTCCGATATTGGATTGTAAATCCACGCCAGCGCCTTCTCCACCTGCTGGTTTGTTAAGTTCTGTAGCATTTACGCCTCCTGCAGCTTGTAAATCCGCAATTCTTTTAACGAGGTTATCTCTTGCTTTAACAATATTTACGTGAGCACCGGATGTTTTTCCACTTTCTTCCGCCTTTTTAATGCCCTTGTTATATTGATCCAAAATACCATTAAGTTCATCTAGGTCAGTGCTAGTTTTAGCAACCTGCCCGCGAGATTGTTTCTTAATTGCCTCTTTAAGTGCGTTGGGTTTTTCTTCCGCAGTCTGTTCACCTTGCTTAACTTCATCAAGCGCATCTTCTTCTTCCGCAGTCTTTCTACTCTCTACAGTTGGTTTACCGCCACCGCTAACAATACCTGCCGCGCCACCCATACCCGCAGCGCCCAACGTAGCTTGAGCAGCGGTTTCACCAAAGCCCTCGGTAAGCGCTTGCTTCTCATTAACTTGACGCATTGCCAAGTTCTGCAGCGCACGACCGCCAACTTCCTCAATGTTCTCACTGGGAGTTTCTTTAATAGCGCCAGCAAGTGCGCCAGTAATACGACCCATGCCGGTTTTCTCACCAGCCAGAGCACGCTCAAACGCTTGCGACCCCGGTAATTTTTGAGCTAGCAACGATAAAGTAGCCCCACCAACACCAGCAGCACGGGCGTAGTTAAGCGTTGTATCTGCCGCTTCTTTCTCACCCATCTTTTGTTCTTCGGTGAGATATTTATACATGGACTCATAAGTACCCGTACCTACGTCTGCGCCCTGTTGAACCGCGCCAGTTCTTACGGCAGCTTTTGCGCCAAGACTGACAGCGGCTTTTTTAGCCGCGGCTTCGGCTTCTTCTTTAGCTAGACCAGAGGCAGCTTTCTTAGCGGTTTCACGAAGCAACGCAACGTTAGCAGAAGCAGCGGGAGTACCAATAGCAGCAAGTAATGCTGGTAGTTGTTGTGGTAGTTGTTCAGCAAAGAAGTTAGCCAGCAGGGCAGGGTCAGAAACAGTCTGACCGATTGAAGTTTTAAACGCTTCCCACTCGCCTTTCTTTTGGGCTTCTTGTACAGCGCGTTTTGCAGCCGCTTCTCTAGCTTGAAAACCAGCGGACTTTAACCCCTTGCCGTATTCTTCAAGTTCTTGAGCCGCGCCATAGAGACCAGTTTTTGAAAAGTCTCCCGTAGCCAAACCATAAAGCTGACCGGGAAACTGAGCCGCGCCACCTAAACCCGACAGCAAACCAGCGCCTACGTCAGTAAACGCCTCGCCCGTAGTACGCTCTTTAGCCTTAGTCTCTTGTGTAGAGTGTGTTGAGTTAGCCCAACGCCAAGCAGTGTTGGGATCCGGTGCATCTACTTCGTAAGTTTTGTTCCCGACATCAACTTGGTATGTTGGCATATTATGGTTTCTTCACTTCTCTAACTGCTCCGGGTGGAGCTACAGACGATGTTGAACCTGTTGGAGCAGCAGCTGCGCTAGAACCAGCAATCCCTGACAGTGGAGCCAAAATCATATTAATTCTATGCTGGGCTTCGTCTGCTTTGGCTAAAGCTGCTTCAGCTCTATCTGGATCCCTGTCTTTTAAAGCATCATATGTCATTCTATACATCTTAGCTTCTTTTGCAGCCGCATCAATCGCAGGTCTTTGAGCAGTTATACCAGCCTGCGCAATTTTAATTTCTAGAGCACGTTCGCCTTGTTTAAGTTTTTCAAGTTTGTAATCAGCGCTTGCCTTTAGGCTATCGCGCTTTGTTTGAGCTTGCGCAGAAGCAGTCTGCTCACGGCTCAAACGATTATCAAGCGCAGTTTGCTCACGGCTTTTATTGACCGCTTTAGTATTAAGCAAGCTAGTACCAGACTGCTCTGCTTGACGTTGTTCAGCAATAAGGTCTTTAACAGCTTCTTT